CTTTCCAGCTTGAGCAGCATAAATCGGACGTTTTGGATCAGACTTATATGGATGATTTTCGGTAATATCAATACCAGCATGACCACCATAGTCACGAGGATCACCGTATTTTTGCCCTGGTCCTCCTTTAAAACTTCCCTCTGGGAAAGGATTAACTACACCACCTGCTGCTCTCTTTGGTTTACCATCTATCGCATCAGACGCATCCCATTTACCACCGAAAGTTTCCTCGAATGTACCTTCTCTGGTTAGAAACTCTAAGAATTTACCTCTCTGACTCCAAAGATGCGCAATACCATTAAAGAATGCACCCAAAGTATTATCCCACATCCACTTACCAAAATCAAAATACATCTTACCAACATTAACCACCAATTCAAAAAGTGGTTTTAGCTCTTCATTAAGAATCTTACCGATATTAAGAGGATCCGATGCCAACCTACGAACTAAATCAAAAAGATAAGTTGGTTGAATTAATTTCTTGAAAATCTTGCCAAGGGGTTTAAATATTTTACCCATTGCCTTCTTCAATCTTTCAAAGAAGGTGCCTGCTTTACCAGCAACAAATTTTGAAGATGCCTGAAGGAAATTCCAAATTCCACCAATACTATCAGATATAGTCCTATAGATCCAGTCCCAAGCACCACTAAGAATTTTCTTCCAATCTGCTTCAAATGCCTTTTTGACGAGAGCCATTACAGCTCCACCCAATTCTCCAGCACCCCCATTTCTACCCGTAACAGCATCATACAACCATCCACCGAGCAACTCGCCGCCCATCGATCCAAGAAGGTTGCCAACAAAAGCACCCAAAGGCACTGTGAAGGGTGCCAGAGGTCCCCCAAGGGCACCCAATGCTCCACCTGCCCAAGTGCCAAGCAACTGACCTAGACCCGATCCAACCGCCATAGCAGCGGACCTAGCAATCGATTCTCCCGATGCCCAGTTAAGTGCAAAGGTAATTAATGGTCCAACAACAGGAATCCTATTAAGAGTTTTCTGTAAAACCTTGACGCCACCCATGCCAACGATTTTTAAGAAAAATCTTTGAGTTGCTTTATCAAGTCCCCTCTTAAAAATACTGCTACCTTCTGTGCCAAGAAGTTTGTTTGCTTTGGTAGACAGTGTTGGTAATGGATTCGACTTAAGTTTACCGCTGTTTAGTAACTTAGAAACTCTTGCCTGTGCAGATCTAGATGCCGCAGAAGGATTCTTACCTCTAGCAATAGCATTGTCATAAGCATTCTTGTATACCTTCTCTGCATCTCTACCATGCAATCTACGAGTATCAGCAAGACCTGGAGGCTCTTTAGGTGATACTTTTGTAGTTGGAGACCCACCAGGGGTGGTCTGCTTTCCATCTCCAGTTAACTGCTTATTATGATCCTGGACTCTTCTTTGAAAATCCTTTTCTCTCTTATCAAAAAGATTTCCTGCTAAATCAATTAGCCCCACAATGTCAGTAATTAGGGCAAACGGATTAAACAAATATCTTAGAGCAATGATGCCTGTCATCATTGTACCAAGACCAGTTAGTCTCTTTATGAATCCATTCTCAGGGTTGATTAGTGTTGCAAATCCACCGAGAATTCTGTTTACCTGATTTGCTACAAAGTCACGAATCTTGTTTAAAACAAATGCAGATCTTTCTACAAATTCTTGAAGTTTCTGAGTATTTGCTGGATCCGATAACCATTCCGTAACGCCCTTAGCAACCATGATAGTCGCAATGTCTGTGAAGACAGATCCTAGTGGTCCGAGAAATTTCTCCAACCAACCAGCGAATCCCTCACCTGCTTTCTTTACACCATCAGTATCGAAGTCGTCTTTCTTATCCTTCGCATCAATCTCTCTTTGACTACCTAATCGTTGTTTTGCTTTTTCTTGTTTTTCTTCTGCTGCAGCATCAAGTTGTAATCTCTCTTGTCTTTTCTCTGCTGCAATTTGACTCTTTTGAAAAATAATGGTTGCCTTGTTATTTACAAGAATATCTGCAACTACATTTGCGATCCCTTCTACAACAGACCCGATACGATTTGTTGCCAGGAGTTGTGTTGAGGTTGCACGCACAACACGCACATTGGATGTCCCGACAACTCCTGGGTTTACAAACTTATATGGGGTAATTTTAGCCAACTTGACGCTCCTTGTATCGTCTTTCCTCTTCTTTTAAGAATTGGATGAGTAAACTCATGTAGATTTCCTTTTCAAAAGGGATCAGATTATCAATGTATTCCATATCCCACTTGTGATGATGCATCAAAGCAAAGTTGGATTCATAATAATTTCTCAGATTATTATGTAGAAGGGCTACGCGAAAAAAGCTGCAAGACCTTCAATTACCACCTCACTTTCAACACCCGTGTTAGGGTTTTTAACTTTAATTTTGTGAGACAGTTTTGGCATAGTTTCAAAAAACTTTTGCACCATTGCAAATTGCTTGGTATTCATCGATTCAAAGAATTCAACCAACTCTTTCTTGGGAGTATCTTTACAATCATGCACTTGACTAGCATCTGCAATAGTTACAGCACAACTAGCAGCAAGATCAAATACCTCATCAATACCTTGCCCCTCACCAGAGAGATTCATTTTCACAAACATTTCCATGCTTGGATAACCCATGGTAAGAATCACATTATCATCTAGTCTAATTTCAGTTTGGTGCTCAGGATCCTTAACGATATTAATTTCATCTAGAGGAATTGTGACCTTCACCTGTGTTTCATTATCATCAGGACAAGTAACATTCACATCAACGGTTTCACCAACAGAAGAAGCACGAATTTTCAAAAACAAATACTCAATGTCAAATGTCGATAGTTTGTTTACACTTTTGACATTTGTGCAGGATGCCAGGATATTCCTGACAGCATCAATCATGTCTTCTTGCTCACCCGTTTCCATTGCCAGGAAAAGAAGTTTTTCTTCCTTAACTAGAAATGGTCTATATTTAATACTTTCTCCCGTAGATGGTAATTTACAATTATACGAAGGTACATTTAGTTTTGGTAATGCCATGGTGAAATCAATTCAGTAATTTTATTTATTATGCTCCCGTAACGGGTTTTGGTTTAGATGCGTTAGTATCTGGTGTCGTGTAGGAATAACCATCATGATCAATGGACTGATCTCCATAGAATCTATAACGCTCATATAAAAATGTTACATCAAACTGCAATAGACCTGCTTGATCATTAGTCAGTGTAGCAGATCCGATATTCGATGGGAATACATTTCTAATATCATATATACCAACCAGTTTGTCTTGCTTATATTTAAGGACGCTCTCTGGGTCAATATTCTTCTCTCTAAGAAGTTTCAACCATTCTGCAGGAAGTGCAAATTCTGGTCCACCACCTCTTTCCCACTTGTAAATGTATAGATGTGGGCAAACATAATTATCGTAATAGTCTGTGTATTGGTTAGCATCACTCGACATCAGACTAACCCATCTCTCAAAAATCATAAGAGTCTTATGATTTCTAGGCATTGTAAAGTTAATCGTGATCTGACTAAACGTTGAGGATGTAGCGTAGTTAACAGTAGATCCTACGTTGGTAGTTGTGCCAGTAGTTACTTGCTTACTTGGAAGATTGATTGAGTTTGCATAATAGTTAAGATAATTTGCATTATCACCCACTTCCAGCACAAACTTAAAACCAGGGAGTCTTCCAAAAACCTTTGGTGTAGCAAATGACACGCTATACCTATTATTAAAGGAGGGATGGTTATCTGGCTCCATCGCCCAAGACATAAACTGTGACAGTCTCTGCTTAGGTGCCCTAGATTTTGCTATGTTTAGATCGATACTCATCAGACTTTAAGTTCCTTCTCGGTGATCAGCATAAATTCCCAATTATTATCTTTACAAAACTCCGTTGCTGCCTTCCACTTTGCTTGGTTGACACTCCAGGTAACAACCTCATTAATGTAACGTTTAGTAATCCTCTTTTGTGTTTGAGGCTCTTTAGTTTGTTTGAATGGTTTAACTTCAACCAAATACTTCTTATTCTCAACCTTTACATAAAAATCTGGAAAGTATCTGTGCCTCTTACCATCGACAGGCGATATGTAAGGAATAATAATTTCTTCACTTCCCCACTCAGAGACTGAGGGAGTAATATCACACCACTTCATAAATTTATATTCCCAAGACGACCTATAAATAATGTTTCTTGGGTCACCTTTGTACTTTTGAGGGAAGGATGGTGTATAACGTCCTTGATACCTCATAAATAACATCGTATAGTACACTTGCAACTATTTAGGTGGCGATTTTCAAATATCCGTTAAAGGCACCTGTAGAAGGAGATTTTCTTGATAGTGCTGACGCTCCAACTGGTAGAATCGACTACCTAAAGATTCAGCGTTTCAGAATTAATCATGAAGGATCTGAGGGCGGATATGGTGGATCAAATCTTCCTGGTAATACACAAAAAACAGTGATGGATTCTGATGTGGTATATCTTGCTATGCCACAATCAGTTTCTATTGCCTACCAAGCAGACTACTCTGCAATCAATATGGGTCTTGCTGGTGTGCTTGGCGCTGGTTTTGCTGCTGCAATTGGTGGTGGTAGTGATGCAGCACAACTAACTGCCCAAATTCAATCCGCAGCAACAGCAGCACTTCCTGAAATTGCATATAATAAAG